CGATCAACACAATTACGAATTTGTTTCCGAAGTGTCCAGCTTTAGCGCGTCAGACACACATAAGCACGACGATCAAACAGACGTTATGATGGATGCTATTGATAAAGTTATCATTTCGCAGCACACGTCACCAAGATCAGGCATCTACGTACCATCTCGCAAACGTCGAGGCTAAATAGTATACTGAGTTAAATTATGAGGGTTTAAGCAGATGATCAATCCGCGATTACAAGTATTTATTAACGCGCTTGCTGATAGTATATCGCTAAGAGCGACAGGGCAGCGAGACACAAAGCACACGCAAGCGTGGGATGATTACGGCTATAAAATAAATCTTGAGTTTAACGACCATTTCCAGATGCAGCGAAGATTTGGCATTGCGCGCGCTGGTATTCGTGTCCCCGTCGAAAACTGCTGGAAAGAGATCCCAAAAATACACCAGGGAGATCTGCAGGATGGCGAATCAAGGCGCTATGAAACGCAGTGGGAAAAACAAGTATCAAAAGTATTTAAAAAGTCTAGCCTTTGGCGAAAACTGCGTATCGCTGACGAATACCAACGGGTTGGGCATTACGGCGCTTTTATTGTACAGGTAAGGGGCGCTCAATACGACTGGTCAATGCCACTTGGAAGCATTAGCGACCGTGATATTGTTAAGTTTATCCCTGTTTACGAAGATCAGTTGAAGCCCGAATCTTGGGAAAATGACGATCGCTCAGAGCGATACGGCCAGCCCTTGACATACCGATTTCAGGAGTCAGAATTAATTGACGACATCGAGCAGGATAATCGTAACCGAGCTGTTACCGTCCATCACTCGCGAGTGATTATTTTCGCCGAAGGCGCTGACGATGATTCTATTTATGGCGTTCCAGCCAATGAGGCTGGGTTCAACGACCTGGTAACGATGGAAAAAATCATCGGCGCGGGCGGCGAGGGATTTTGGAAATCTGCGGCCATGAAAACCGTTTTTACCGACAAAATCAAAGACGGGCAAGCGCCAACTGCTGATGAAATTGACGACATGGACGAGGCCATATCCGACTTTGTTAAGGGGCTGGATAAGCATTTGATGGCGGGCAATCTGGACCCTAAAGTGCTATCAGTCGCAATGGCCGACCCTAAAGAGCACTTTATGATCGCACTTCAGTCATACTCCGCATCAATTGGCGTTGCTTCAAAGCTGCTGGTTGGGTCGCAAGAAGGCAGGCTGGCAGCCGATCAAGATGGCAAGTTTACGTTGTCAGCATTTCAGAGCCGTTGTGAAAACTGGTGCTCACAAATGATTTGCTCAGTCATTGACTGGATGATGGCGCACCGAGTTATTGAGCAAACAGATTATACCATTGAGTGGCCGGACCTGTTAGCGCCCAGCGACAGTGACAAACTGACCATCGCTGAGAAAATGGCCAACATCAATCAGAAAATGCTGGCGGTCGGAGAAGCTCCTTTTACGTCTGATGAAATCAGAATTGCATCAGGCTATCAAGAGTTAGATCCAGAGTTGGACATGAGCGCAGATGAATCCATCGAGGAGTGATGCTGATCCGACCAGGCAGGCTGGTAATCGCCGAAAAGCAATAGCGGATTTAAAGCGCAGGCTAAACAGCGCCAAGCGCGAGGTGCTCGACGTTTTTTCGTCTGTACCAGTAACAAACAGGGTTACTTATATTTATGAGATTGACCCTAGCCAGTTATTGACTGTTGACGACAGAATAAGACAGATAATTAATTACTGGCTTGAGACTCAAAGCGAGGATAAGCCAGCGCGATACTTTTTTGACGCTTACGGGACAAGGGCTGCAACGATGGGTGTTGGTGATTCAGCCGCCAGAGTCGCCCCGCAACTGGAGATTGCTGGATTTTCAACTGCAACCCTTTCCCAACTGGAAATTGAAAACATCATCATGGGTTCGGCCTATCGCCGCGTTATCGAGCTTATCCATGCGCGGGCGTTTAACGAGATGAAAGGCTTCGTTGGCGATACGGCAAGGGACTTGTCGCGAGTACTATCTCAAGTTGTGCTCGATGGTAGATCGCCAAGAGAAGCTCAAAGACAAATAATCAAGCAGTTCGATCAGTCGATCGTAAGGGCTGAGCGAATCGCCAGGACTGAGATCAATCGAGCGTATAACGTTGCGCGAAACGAGCAAAACAAAGACGTCAAAAATCGGCTGGACATAAATCTTGTTGTCGCGCACAGGTCGGCCCTTTTGCCAAACGGCAGAACGCGGAAATCGCATGGCGAAAGGCACGGCAAGATGTTTACCATGCAAGAGCAGGACGACTGGTGGGCTGAGGGTGCTAACCGCATAAACTGCTATTGTGGCGTGATAGAGGTGGTGCTTGATAAAAACGGCAAGCCCTTCGATCAAGGACTTATCGACAAAATGGAAAAACAGCGTAAGGCGTGGTTTTAGAAATCTCACTCAGACTCAACGAGCCTGTATCTTTAACCTTGCCTTTACGCCATGCCTCACAAAGAACTTTAATTGTTCCAATTGCTCTTTATTTAATCGTTTAAATGGTGGCGGATCAACTCCTTTCATCATAAATCCAACTTGCTGATTAATGTAAAAGTTTAGTATTTCTGATGCAATAATTTTAGTCTCTTTATAATTCTTCATTAAAGAAAAACCAAGAAATTCAACGTTGGTCATTTTCAGCCCTTACCTTATCAAACTTCACCCGCCACTTTGCGCGATTATCAATAATTTTGATGTGCCAAGTCGCGCCATGTGCGACAGCCATGGCTTGCAAGTAATCGTGATGTTTGCGCTCGCAGTGCAGCAGTAAATCCATGTTTATGTGTCGTAGGGTTTTCATGTTAGCCATTGCCGTCGCCATAGCAATAGCCATAGCCATCACCGCCGCCATAGCCATAGCCATCGCCGTCGCCATAGCCATCGCCGCCGCCATAGCCATCGCCGCCGCCATAGCCATCACCGCCGCCATAGCCATAGCCATCGCCGTCGCCATAGCCATAGCCATCGCCATGCGGGAATTCGGCATCAATCAGCCCGTCATCAAACAATACTATTTTACTGCTCATTGTATGGTTCCACTTTTGCAAATGAGTCAACGCAAACTTGCGTGACCGGGATGATCTCACAAGCATCCTGAATAATAATAAGTGGCAGCTCGTTTTGTATGCGTAAATCTTTTTTAAGATTAAGTCCAAATTCAGCAACGGCACTGAGCGTCATTTGTTTTGCGGCCCACCACCGCCACATTCTGCGCGAGCGAGAAAGCGTAACCACCCGACCCTCAAAATGCTCAAGGTATCCAAAATGGACTCCTGCATCCTTGGCTCGAACAATTACGGGCTTGCCTTTTAGTTGGTGATCCCATTCCGCATTATTTGCGGCGACTGGCTGCTTGTCATCTCTAGATGACAAAAGCATTTCAATCAGTTTTACGATTAGTTCTTGATTCATTTTTTTTACACTCCTGTTTTGATGTGATTTATTTATACGCCACAAAGCTGGCGCGAACAACTCCGACCAGTTGACTACTCCGACCAGTTATTTGATACTTGACAAGTATGTGATATGATTGCTAGCAACGCTTACGGGATGACGCAGAAATGGCGCATATATCGTTTTTTACTAATGTTAAAAGCTCTCAAATCAAAGAGACTGAAACGCACTTTATGATCGAGGGGGTGCCGGTCACCGTGGATGACGCGGTGATGAATGGTTTGCTCTATAGCGCAGAGCATAACCGCGCTGGGATGCCTACTATCCGCGACAGAGTTATCACCCTTGGTCACCCGAGGACCGCTAATGGATCAGGTGCTGATGCTTATGCCGGGGAGTCACTGCAGAAGTTTTATTCTGGCGGCCACATTGAGTCAGTTTATGCCGATAACGGTGTCTGGCGCGTTAACATCTCGATCAGCAAGGCGCTTTTGCGAGCACAAGACGAAGCGCAAAACTCAAACTTTTATGACCGATTAGCCAATAAAGAGCCTATTGGTGTCTCGACCGGACTTTATACCGAGGTTGATGCAACCCCAGGCACTAATGCAAAAGGCGATGAATACACCGGTATAGCTACCAAGCAGCAATATAATCACTTAGCTATGCTGGACGCTAACGAGCCGCCTGCTGGTGGACAAGATACTTTTATGCGCTTTAACGGCAAAGCTGAGCAAGACGCCGTTATCAACCTTGTCGATTATATGCCTGACTCGATTCCGCAAGACTCGGACGATGACAAGATCGAGCCGGAAAAAGACGAAGTGCAATCATTTATCACTAAATTTTTAGCGATGCTGGGCATTGCTGGAATGTTAAAAACCAACCAAACCGAGGTAGACGCGATGCCAGACATCAAGAAAATGATGCAGGCTCTCAAAGACAACGGCACATACAAAGACGGTATGTCCGATGACGATGTGAAGGCTGCATACGAAAAGATGACCGCTAAAAGCAATGCGCAGGAGCCGCAAGGCATCGCGCAAGAGCAGTTAGCAGACTTAATCAAACAGGCAGTAAACGCCGCAGTTGAGCCATTAAACGCTCAAATCGGCGAACTAAAAAGCCAGCTTAACGCTAAAGATGAAGCGGAAAAGCAAACCCTTGTCGATGCGGTTAACGCATTAGAATTGGGCATGGCTGAGGATGATGTTAAAAACCTATCCACCAACAGCTTGCAAGCGCTGCTTGATAAGCATAATCAGACACTATCCGTAAACGGTGCGTACCGGCCAACCAAGCCAGCTGCAACCGCTTACGATGACATCGCAGGCTAAGGAGTAAAATCATGGCTAAACGTAAAATCTGGCTAGGCCCTGTTGATAATGGCGTCAACGGCCCATTGTATGTTGAGGGTGCTTTTACCCCAGGCACGCTGTTAAAACAAACCGCATCAGGCTTGGCAACATCCGACCTGACTGACGCAAACCCAACCCAAACCTTGCTACTGGCCAAAGAAATTGCGGAAAGCGAGGGCGGCGATATTTCAACGGCTGCCACTGTTGGCGATACCGCTATCGCTGTTGCTGTGCGATCTGGTGAGTTTGCGAACGCCAAGGTTGCAGCATCCCAAAACATCACAGCCAAGGGTGTGGCGCTTGCGTCCAACGGTGCTGGCGCTTTAAAAATTGCTGCTACTGATTTAACCGATCACGTGATTGCGTACTCTGACGAGATCGTAAACACTGGTGGCGCAGTGGCACTTGTCCGTGTTCGCGCGGCGTAAGGAGTAAATACAATGACTATCTTTTTTAATAAAGCAGATTTGCAAGGCGATGGTGCTAACAGCCGCATATTGAACGCCCAGTATCGGGTGCTGCAAGATATGCGTCAAACCGGCGCCGATGCACATAATGCCATGCTGCAATACACTAATGTTGCACGCACTCCGGCGGAGGCTTATCGCGAGTTTGACTCGCAGACTAAGATCGAGCAAGTGCCCGCAGGCGAATTTGCCGCCTTGACTCGGGTGCTTTCAAAAGCCAAGCCAGTCAATATCGGCAGAAAACTTTATGAGCATCGCAAAGCGTCTGACATGGATTTGGGTCAAAGCTCAATGACGGGTCAGATCGGCATTAAAGATGACAAGGTTGACTACGGCTATGGCGGTACTATCGTGCCTGTGCACGACAAAGGATTTGGTATCGACTATCGCGACTATGAGTCTATGCGGGCAGATGGGTATGACGTATTAGTTGATTATTCCCGCGAGGCTCAGCGTGGATTGATGAAAACAGTCAATAACTACATGTGGGATGGTGACGCAAGCCTTGAGTTTAAGGGCGTCACATGGCTTGGCTTGAAAGCCGACTCTCGCGTCGCTGTTACAACCACTGCGCTTGATTTGTCTGCTAGCGCGTCAACTGCTGAAAACATCCGAGCAGAAGTTGCACGATTGCGTGACGTGTTGTATATCACTAACAATTGCACCAACCCGCTTGATGTTGTTGTATCTCGCGAGATTGCATCAAACTGGGAGCGCCCATTCAGCACTGCTGATGGAAGTTTCGGCACTATTGGCGATTACATCACTAAGCTGCGCGGCATCAAAGAGGTGTACGAGGACGACAAGCTAACCGGCAACGAAATTGCCATGTATTGGAATGACCAAATGGGATTCCACGCTGTTTCCGGCATGGCTTTGTCAACTTACGCAATCCCGCGTCAGTTCCACAACAGCCCGTTTAGCTACATTAAATGGATGGCGACTGGTTTTTTGCCTAAGCAGGACTTCAGCGGTCGCAAGTGTGCGCTGTACGCTACTACTGCTTAAAAGGTGATGCATGGCTAAAGTGTTAGTAACACGGGAAGGCTTTTATGCTAACGTCGATAATGTACTAAAACAGCTTGAGCCTAAGCAAGAGTACGACATTGACGAAAAAGAGGCCAAGCTAGGCGTTAAAGTTGGCAAGCTGGAGTTTGTTGTTAATGACGAAAAACCAGAACCCAAAAAACGAGCTAGTAAAAGCTAATCAAAACCCCGCTTAGTGCGGGGTTTTTTATCATCTGTTAAACACCGACGCACTGTAGTATCATTGACCAAAATAGACAACTCCGACCAGTTTAATGCTTACCAAAAAGACCATATCAGGCTTGGTAAATGATTCGCTTATTTTCGAGAGCGACAGCGACTATTTTGGTGGCCAGATAACGGATATAAGATACTATGACGCCCAAGGCGGTTTAATAAAACCATCGTCAGGCGAGATTAAAATACAAGCGTCTCCAAACAAGCGTGATTGGGTATCTTTTATTGGTGGGGATCGTGTTTTTTGCAATTTACCGATCAATGATATCCAGTATGGCGGGTTTATTGATGCTATTAGAGTTTTGCCGGATGCTATAGCTGATGCGGTTAGCTATGCAGTTGACATAAGGCTTCATGGTATTGGGATGCCCAGCGCACCATCCACATCATACGGATCTACCCCATACTTCAATGGACTCATAACGGCTTCATTTGATCCGTTTTCGTTTGTTGCGTTTCAGGGCAACGCTTACTCTTGCTCTATCCCTATAAGTTTAATTCCAGGCGAAAAAATAAGCGCGAGAGTGGTCAAAAACTCTAATGCCGTTATCACATTCACAAGAGCGCCGGGGTTTTTTATCGAATATTACACCGGCGATGTGTCTGGCGATTTGTTTGATCTGGCGGGCGGAGAGTCATTAAATCAAACAATAAAAACTGATTTCCAAGTGGCTTTTGAATTTTATGATGGACGCCCTTCCGGGCAAAGAATTATAAGCAACGTCGGAGAATTGCAAGAGCCTTTAATTTTAAATGGTGGCGGCTCAATGGAAATAAGTAATCTATCTGGTGATGCCATAACAAGTTTTATTTCGATCGGTATTAGCGGACTACCTCCAGCAACCACTCCGTACATGCTGATAGCGAACCAGCAGATCGAACCAACAACTGAGATGAGTACATTTAATGCCTGATCAAATTAATATCCCAAGCTCCGGTGTTTGGTCATCAATTGCTACTGCGCTAAATTCTATGTTTAGCATCCTGTTTGGGCGTACCGGCTGGGCGTCATACAATGACACCCAGTATAGTGAGGGTTCGCCGTTTGTGCTGCCAGCAAACACCGATACCACGTTGCCGAACAATGCGGGTACAATAGTTGACCACCAAAAACCGGTTGATGTTGCGTCATTTTATTCAAACGGCCTTATTACAGGTAGAGATGGCGATGCACTCGACGTCATGGTTTATTTTAAGGCCAAACCAAGCGCTGTGGAGCAATCCATGGATGTTTGGATTGACATCGGCGGATCTGTCGGCGAGCTTTATAGGCAAACGTTTAGTTTTCCAAAGGGTGCCGGAGTTGAGCTTGGTATATTGTATGCCTTGCCGTCCGCCTACACTCTCAACACCTGGGAGACAAATGGCGGGTCTGTCAAGATAAGCTCAGCGTCAACTGTACAAATATACAATATAGTTTTTAACTTTGACCGGACACACAAGGCGAGATAACACATGGCCGAAATAATCACAGTCACAGACGTCAATGATTTTTGCGAAGAATCCACGGCGCTATCTGATTCTGCCGTGCAAGTTTATATTGATATGGTTGATCAAGCTGATGAATGCTTGGATTTAAACCTTGTTAGCGCGGCAGTCCAAAGGTTTTTAAAGCTCAACGCTGTATGCCACTACATAACCAAGGGATCAGGCGGGCAAGTGCGATCTGAGTCGGATATGGACGGGGCAAGCGTTACTTTTGAGACGTACAAAACAGACGGATATGGGCTTGCTAGTACGTCATTCGGGCAAAACATACTAAGCACTGGCAATCAATGTTTTGCGTTTATGGACGCAAAACAAAACAGGTACTTACGGAGCACTGGACGATGAGCAGGGTCAGAAGCCGATTTTTAAAGGATTACGTGACGATCTGGTCAGAGTCAACTTATGACGCTGGTGACAGGTACAGCAAATCGTGGACTACTCCGGTATCGATCAAGTGCAATTATCTCGATGGCGGCGAAATACAGCGAGATAACCAGGGTGCTGAATTTAGCCCATCAGCAACTTACCGATGTAAAGACTACGGCGTCAAAGTTGGCGACAGAGTTGCGCTTGGCGTGCTAACAAGCGCATCACCTCCAGACAATGCTGAGACTGTTAGAAAGGTTAAGCGCAAAACAACACTGGTGGGTAGCGCGGATATGACTTTTTATACAGGGTAAAATAATGCCATTCAAGCCC